TACTCCTGGAAGACCTATCTACGAAGGCGGGTTCAATGACGAAAGTGTTACACAAAATTTAGATCCTGAACAAGCAGAAAAATTAAGAGTTATTTCTCGCAGAGGTGGTCACAGCATTGTCATGGATGACGGTGACATTGTGGGCAGAGATCAACTAGTAAGAATTAGAACAGCCCTTGGTCATCAAATTTTAATGAGTGATGACGGTCAAACATTAATGTTGCTTCATTCAAATGGGCAGTCGTATATTGAATTAGGAAAAGAAGGCACAGTAGATGTTTATGCTACCAATTCAATCAATATGCGAACCGATGGAGACATAAATTTTCATGCAGGTCAAAATATAAATCTTCATGCAAATGAAGACATCAAGTCTCATAGCAAAAACTTTCAGGTCGACGCCGATGAAGAAGTCAGAGTTCGAGCAGAAGAATCGCTTAGAATGTTTGCATTAGGAAACTTTACTGTTAAGTCAGACGCCGAAGTTGCAATCAACGCTTCGGGAGATGCTTCTATGGCAGCCGGTGGCTTTGCTTATGTAAACGGAGAAAAAGTAAATCTTAACTCTGGGCAAGCACCTACAACTGCTGAAGAAGTTGAAAAAACTCCTTTAATTGCACAAACGGATACATTGTTCGATCAACAACAAGGTTTTATTGCCGCACCTGGAAAACTAAAAACTATTACTTCACGAACGCCTGCACATGCACCTTGGGTTGGTGCAGGTCAAGGAGTTGATGTAGAATCGTCACAAGACGCACAAGACCAGTTGCCAAAAGAACCGTCTACTGGTATATCAAATATAACTAATGCGGCAAGTGAAATTACTACTAACCAAGAAGGTCGAAATATAAGAACACCTAGCAGTTTGTCAGCAGTTAAGCCTGTGTCTGATGCATTAGATCAAAATACTACTAGTGCAGTTTTAAGTTCGTTGTCTACAGAAGCATCTGATAATAGTTCTGCACCAAACATTGGCGTAGGATTTGACAGCGCAAACAATAACAAATTTGTAGTAGGGGCATATGGACAGACCCCAGAACAGTTAACTGATTCAGGATATTTAAAGCCTGGTTCTAACCGTAGAATAGACGCGGTGGCTAATAACCTAAGAGATAGTAGTACAATTATTAATCCAGATGAATTTAAAAATAGAGTAATGCCAGCGTCAGTATTTACAGGAAAATCTGGAGCAAAAGATGCAAATGCTTTTACAAAAAATATAAGCGCACAAAACAATGCTATGGTTAAAAATTTACAAAAAGCACAATCAGCATTGACTCGTGCCGGAGCACTAACAGGCAAAGAAGCACCTACACAAGTTGCAGGTGTAGTGATGGCTGCTTCTAAATTTGGTGCAGGAGACGCAGTAAACGCTATCAAACAAGTATCAAGGTTAGGCAATTCAGATCAAAACAGGGGCTCGGGTGTGTTGCAACAAATTGGCAAAGGAATCGTTGCCGCAGAAGTAGCAACTTCTAGAGGAGGACAAGGTGGCATTGCTAGTGCCTTAAGAGCAATGAGCGCAGGTGGTTCTAGTAATTTATTAGATCCAAGAAAAGGTATTGCTGGCTCAGCATTTGATGCTATCAAAAAATCATATACCCCATTGCAAGCCGGTGTGCCTCAAAATTTGGCTCAGATTGCACAGCAAGCAGGCTTTGGTCCGGTTACTGGCAATACAGATTTGCTATCACAAACCGCATCTGTTGTACAAAAAGGAGCAGCCTCATCATTAAGTTCAAGGCTGGCTTCTGGCATTGATAACATACCGGGCGGGCAAAAAATAGCGTCTGCTGTTTTAAACAATGCATCCGATGCGGTTAATAGAATACCTGGCACTCAAGGCTTGTCATCAGAAATCAATAGCTTGCTTCAAGGAAGACCGCCTTCAATAAATCTAAACAGTGCAGGATCACTTACTAGTTCTGCTACTGATAATTTACCAATCAGTCAGGCAGCAGAAATTCAAGCCGCTTCATCTGCATTAAGTTCAGGGGAAGCAAGCGATGTTAAATTACCCACTGCTAGTTTTAATACAAACAATCGAAAAGCTGTTTCAGCACAAGTAGATACTTTATTGTCTGACCCTGGAATACCCCCTCCTAATTTAGTTGGGGAAATTTCCGATGAAGCAACTCAAGCGGCAGAAGCAGTTGAACAAGAAGGAAGAGAAATTTATCCTTTACTTGAAGAATTTGAAGAATTTCAGGTAAAGATTAATTCGGCAAGAAATGAATATTATGAACTGCAAGCAACGTTACCACCAGGTGACCCTAGAATACAAGAAGCAGGCGATGCTTGGTTTGCAATAATCGATAGTCCCGAATATCAACAACTACTTCAAGATATAACAAAAGCTAAAGGCACAGGTGAAGATTTTCTAAGCGAAGGTGAAGTTATTAACCTTGTAAATCAATCTGATTCAGAACAAGAAAATCAAGATGTTGACTGGGACAATTTAGGATAAATACAAGATGGCACAATATATAGGTTTTAGTACAATTGACGCAAGAAAGCCAAAAACAACAAACCCGATTGGCTTGAATACAGGGGGCGCTGACGGCGGTCCCGGAAGTATATCTAAAGGCATTGTATATGGTAAAAAATTTAAATTAACCGATGCACAACTTGTTATACAAGATTTTGTTAATGCCATGAACATCAGAATGGGCGAAAAAGTAGGTCAGCCAAGCTATGGTACTAAACTGTGGGACTTTATTTTTGAACCAAACACAGCCGATATTCAATTAAGAATCGAAAGCGAAGTAAAACGAATTGCTAGTTTAGATCCAAGACTAGAATTGAACTCTGTAAAATCTTTTCCTAGAGAAACAGGAATATTAATCGAATTGCAAGTAGCGGTTGTTCCTTTTAGAAACCCAGCACTTTTAAATATTTTCTTTAATAGCGAAACTAATACCGCCTCTATAACATAAGTAAAAAACCGAGTTTTTTGCAAAGATAAATACATTTAAAGAGGCTAACAATGGCAACTAGTTCACGACAATCATCATTATTTGGCTCGAATGAATGGCAACAGATATACCAAACATTCCGAGAAGCCGATTTTAGAAGCTACGATTATGAAACTTTGCGCAAAAGTTTCATTGATTATTTGCGTTTATATTATCCAGAAACTTACAACGATTATGTAGAATCATCAGAATTTATTGCATTGTTAGATGTAATTGCATTTATGGGTCAAGGACTTGCGTTTAGAAATGACTTAAACGCAAGAGAAAACTTTATCGACACCGCCGAGCGAAGAGATTCGGTTATTAAACTTGCCGAACTAGTTTCTTATACCCCAAAAAGAAACATTGCAGGTCAAGGATTTTTAAAAGTTTCAAGTGTAAGAACCAGTGAAAATATCAAAGACATTAATGGATTAAATTTAAGCAACGTTCCTATTCTTTGGAATGATCCAGCTAACCCCGATTGGCTAGAACAATTTAATACTGTTATTAATGCGGCGCTTGTTAGTTCTCAAAAAGTAGGAAAGCCTGGACATGTTGCTGATATTTTAGGTGTTACTACAAGCGAATATACAATTAGAATTCCCGAAAACAATTTGCCTATTGTACCGTTTACTTCAGAAGTAGACAATCAAAATATGACATTTGAATTAGTAAGTGCAACATCTGTAGGCGAAGATTTTATTTACGAAGTTCCCCCTTCACCTAACAGTAGATTTAATATCTTATATAGAAACGACAAATTAGGATTTGGTAGTCCTGAAACCGGCTTCTTTTTCTATTTTAAACAAGGAACGTTACAAAACTTTGATTTTAAATTAGAACAACGAATTGCTAATCAAAATATCGACATCGACATCGAAGGTGTAAACAATTCAGACACTTGGTTGTATAAACGCGAAAATGGTAGTAACAGAGCACAATGGGAACAAGTTGAAAACGTCTATGCTGACGCATACTTACAAAATGAAACATCAGAGAAAAAAATCTTTTCTGTAAGTTCAAGATTTAACGACCAAGTTACTTACAACTTTGGCGACGGTGTTTTTTCAGAAATACCTGTAGGTGATTTTAGAGCGTATGTTAGAGCAAGCAACGCACTAACATATACAATTGAACCAACCGAAATGCAAGGCATATCAGTTACAATTGGATATATCAGCAAAGTTGGTAGACCAGAAACGTTAACAATTGGTTTAGAATTGCCATTAGCAGTATCTACTGCTCAAGCAAGAGAAACATTAGATTCAATTAAGCAACGAGCACCAACAAGATATTATACACAAAACAGAATGGTTAATGGTGAAGACTATACTAACTTCCCATACACACTGTTTAGTTCGATTATTAAGTCGGCGGCTATCAATCGAACATCTGTGGGTGTTTCTAAAAACTTAGATTTGCAGGATCCAACAGGCGGGTACAGCAGTACTAATACGTATGGTAACGATGGTGCATTGTACCAAGAAATGGAAGATGGATTTTTATCGCTGACTATTAATAATACCAGTGATATTATTTCTTTCTTCAACAATGAATTAGCACAAGTGTTGTCTGAAAATAAAGCAACGCAATACTATATACAACAGTTTCCAAGATATGCTTTGCCCGAATCACCAAAGGTTTTTTGGAAAATTAGTTCTGTTGATTCTAGTACAGAAAGCGGATACTTTTATACAAAATCAGGAATTGTTGAAACTCCTGTATCTGTAGGCACATTCTCTTCTACTACTTTACAGTATATTTCTAAAGGTGCTTTAGTAAAGTTCAAGGCGCCCCAAGGTTTTTATTTTGATAGCAACAACAGATTGGTTGCAGGCATTGCTGGTCCCGGCAAACCCGATTTTATTTGGACTACTGTGCTTAACGTAGTAGGTGATGGTTCAAATAACGGAGAAGGCAGTTTTGCTAGTGGTCAAGGTCCTGTTAAATTAAATGGCTTTGTGCCAAACGAAGTTACAGTTGATACGATTATTCCTGTATTTGATAATGTATTGCCCGCTTCAGTTATTGAGGAGTGCATCGTAAGAATGGAATTAGAACAAGACTTTACTTTGTTGTTTGATAATTCGCTACGCCTTGATCAAAAACGCTGGAAGATTGGTAGAATTGATAATCCAGATTATTTTGTAAAGTTTGAAAATATAGGAAGCAATCGTTACACCGTTACTTATAGATCATTGTCATATTTCTTTGGTTCTGTAGCAGATACAAGATTTATCTCGCCGCAGAATGAGCCAGTATACGATCCTTTTTCCGGCAAAGTATTGCAAGATTCTGTTGAAATTTTGTCAATCAACACTGCATTTAATTCAAGTAACCCATTGGGAAGAGACACTACAATTAATATTGTTGGTCAAAATGTTGAAAGTGATGGCTATACAAATGACTATGAAGTAGAAGTGGCATCAACAGACATCAACAATGATCAATTAATTCTAGATCCTGATTTCTTTAATGATATTACAGGCTACGTCACTAACGGTACAAATACCGGTGTGTACACTTTTTTTGAAACTGTACAAGATGCTATCAATTTAGACAGAGATCAAATTGTACCTACACAAGACGTTGTTTTTCAATATCCAACTAAAACACAAATTGAATTAGTTAAGTATGAATTTCCGTTAGGTCAGTTATTTTATGCAACTACTGAAAACGTATTTTATAAAACAGTGCAAGACGTTGCTGTGACTACACCTTCGTTTGTTTTAGAACCTCAAACAAATTATTCTGTTAAGCCAGGAAGACAAGGCTTGTCATACCAATATCGTCATAATTCAAACAACACAACAAGAATTGATCCTGGTACTACTAACATTATTGATTTGTATATTGTTGATCAAGCATATTATACCAACTATGTAAATTGGATTAGTGATACAACAGACACGTTAACTGAACCTAACAGACCAACCGTATCTGAATT